TCTCGACCTGATGGAGAAAAACAACGATTATCTCTCGAAGTCGACTATTTCAAGAGTCTTTCAAGACGGATCGGAGGAGCTTTCCTTCAGATACGAAGAGACTATTCGACCGATCGCGAAAGCGCTGCTTGATATTGAGACGATCGAGGAAACAGATAACCTAGACGTTCAAGCAATGAAATCGCTGTTGCAATATAAGATCCAGCGTATCGAAGAACTCGAACAGCAAATCGAACAGCTCGAGTGCTCATTTACTAAAGAGCGACTCAAATTCCACGAAAAAATGGAACAGGAGAGGGAGCAGTGGTCCAGGAGCATCGACTTCCTGAAAAACCAGGTCTCTCTTAAGGACAAGAGAATAGATGTCCTTTTGGAAGCGGTTCAAGCTAAGGACTCTAAGTTCGATCAAGTTTTGGATCTTGTACTCTCCTGCCCTTGTCGAAAGGCTCACGAAGAGAGCTGAGAGGAGGTCGTTATGAGATTTTACACTTACGGTCGAAAGTCCGTGTATAAAGACAACTCAGATTCCATAGATAACCAGTTCAGAATGTGTCGCGAGTACTGCGAGCTTAAGTTCCCGAACGAGATAGACTCCTGGGACTGTTTCTCAGACGAGGACTTTACGGGAGCGAACACTGACCGTCCTGGATTCCAGCACATGATGTCTCTGATCAGAGAGGATCTCTGCGATGTCCTGGTCGTGTACCAGCTCGACCGCTTCTCCCGTGACGTCAGGGACTTCTCCGCTGCATACTCCGAGCTTCAGGCACACCATGTACGCTTTATCTGTTTGGATCTGAATATAGACACATCCACTCCGATCGGAGAAGCCATGATGTACGTGTCGGCCGCCTTCGGCCAGATGGAACGTAAAAACATCGCCCTCCGCGTGGCCGATAACATGATCGGCCTGGCGCGAAAGGGCTACTGGGTAGGGGGTAATCCTCCGATGGGCTATACCAAACGGAGGGTCGATGTGGAAGGGAGAAGGCATGTCTCTCTTGCCGTGGATCCTGAAGGAGCTGATCGGGTTATGTCCCTCTTTGACTACTTCCTGAGTTCTGGATTGTCTCTTCAGGGGTTAGAGACGGACTTTAGGAAGCGAGGCGTTAAGGCCGAACGCGGCGGGTTCTTCTCTTCGACTCAGCTCCACCAGCTTCTTACCTCGCCGTACTGTTGCGAAGCTACGCAAGATGTCTACGACTTCTTTGCTGCGAAGGGCTGCAAGATGGAGAGCCCGCGTGAGCTCTGGGATGGATCCGTGGGTGTCATGGTTTACGGTAGAAGTACGCAAAAGAACGACGTCCACCAGAAAACCAAACCCGAGGACTGGATCGTGTGCCTCGGCCTGCATAAACCGTTCATGCCTGCCGAGAAATGGCTGGCCGTTCAGGGACGACTCAACCGAAATAAGAACTTTCATGCGAAGAAATATCCGACCGCCCTCCTGCGGGGGGTTCTTCGCTGTTCATGCGGGGCACTCATGGCTGTCTCGTCAAAGAAGCGCCTGCATGACGTAGGACACTGGTACTACTGTGAGCGGCGTATGCGTATGGGAGCTGAGGTGTGCCCTCGCATACAGATCAAGTGTGAGCTCCTTGACAACAAGGTTATCGAAGTGCTCAAATCCATCGAAGCGGATCCGAAACAGATCGAGAAGTTCGTGGCAGCTTCATCTAAGCGCCCCGCTGCCGACCCGAAGAAGATCCAAACGAAGATCAACGCCATTGAGGGGAAGATAGGTAGGCTTGCTTCTTCGCTTTCCCTGGCAGACAACTCTCCTGCGGCCCGATACATCATCGCCGAGATGGAGAAGCTGGATGCCGAGAAGAGGACTCTTCAGGCGGCTAAACAGGCAGCGGATTCTGAGCGCCGAGGAGATATGCGGCGTGAACGCGAGAACGCTCAGAAGGTTAAGGAGATCGCGCAGCTCCTTAAGGAAATAGACGGATTCACTGCGGATGAGCGTAACGAGATCATCCGATCCGTCGTGAAAGAGTGTACGTGGGACGGGGAGACCCTTTCTCTTTTGCTCTAATGTTCACTATTTTATTATGAGGGGTTCTGCGTGCATCATGAAATTGTGAAATTAAAGCACAGAAATTCGGGCACAGATTTTTAGATACACTGTGCCTCAAGTTCGGGCACAGTTATTTAAGCACAGAACGAGAAAAAGCCCTCCTTGCGGAGGGCCTTTCTCGGTTGTGAGGGGGCACAACCTTAAGATGAGGAATATGTCAAAAGTAAGATATTGTCATTTCCATGCGAACCCCAGCGATGTCGCTGTGTTCTTCCCTACGACTCCATCGGGTGTGAGCCCGTGAGCCTTCTGATATGCAATGACAGCTCTCTCGGTGTTTACACCGAAGATGCCATCCTTCTTGTCATTGTATAAGCCGAGCGACTTAAGGATCTTCTGGAGCTCCTTTACGTCGTCACCTGTGAGCAGTGCGCCAGAGACGTACCTGAGTGTGCGCTCCAGCACCAGCATTTCCTTGACCTCTACAACTGTTGCTGTATGACCAGGGCCCACGAGGATGTCTCCGACCTCGAGGTTATCTGAAGTCTGGGTATACTCCTTGCCCGTGAGGTCGTGGAACTCGCCCGTCTCCATGATCTTCTCAACCATGTCGCCAGTGTAGATGTCCTTTGAGACCTTCACTCCGCAGGCGTTCAGGGCTACCGATTCAAGCGCCGAGCAGTCCGTTGAACACGGAACGCTGATCTTACTCAGATCCCACTTGACGTTGTAGGCCTCGCGGTACAGCGTCGTGCGCTGCTTCTGATCGTATCCGATACGCGGATTCCGAACGAGGCACTGTATGGCAGAGGCGATCTTCTTCCTGAGCGATTTCTTCTTCGCCCTCAGAACATCGGTCCAGCCCTTCGCTCTCAGGTACCATTCCTGAAAGCGGAGCTCATTCCCAGTCTGATTCCCAGGTTTCCCTCCAGAACTCTTTCCGCGTTCGTCGCTCACGGCATGGCCGAGTATTACGACTTTACGCTTCTTCATCCTTGCCCTCCTGTTCCTTGCTGTATCTCACGGAGCTGACTCCGATCAAGGCGCCTAAGAACACGGTAACTGCCGAGATGATCCCGCAGATCACGCTTGACTCGAACTGAAGAACGTTCCCCAGTGCAAAGATCAGAGTGTTAAGAGCGGGGAGAAAAACGATAACGATCCACTTCAGAACGTCATATACCTTGTTTGAAATCATGGTTTGTCTCCTTCCTGTTAAAGCTGCTTAAGCAGATAACTGTCAAGATTCTGTTTTGCCTTACGCAATTCATCAGTACTGGTACCGTCTAACGCGTGTGCCGTCAGAGCTTGTAAGCCTTCGATGATCATTCGTATCGTCGTTTTCAGATCTTCTTCAAGTTCGCGAGTTTGCCGTTCCTCTTCTTTGAATTTCGCATTGCCCTCTTCGAGTCTATCCTCGACTTTTTTCATGCGATTTTTCAAGTCAGCAATATCCTCGTTTTGCTGTTTGTTTGGATGCCGCAGCTTCTTGATGATCTGCACGATGACTGCTACCGCTCCTGAAATCGCAACGATACCTCCGCATATAGCGAGTATTAAGTGCCACACTTCTTCCAAAGTGAACGTAATTACCTGATCCATCTCTACTCCTCCGATTATTCGTTTAATCGCACCATTACAAGGCTCTCTCACATCTGTTTTCCTCACAGGGGACCTCTACGGACAACGCCATCCGATTCCTTCAGTTCGATACGGAAATCACGGTGCTTATAATAGCATTCCAAAGACAAGCCGTTAAGGCTGCTGGTACCACGTACTGTTCTCTTCGTCGAAGAGATGCTTCACGCCAGTATCAATCTCCGTAAGAGATGAACCGTTAAGGATCTTGATCCCGTCAACGTCATCTGTCGGGAACGGTGTATCCGTTGACAGTGCGAACAGTTCAAGCCTTGCCTCGTTGTACTTCTTTCCTGTGTTCTGTTTTCCTATAGTCAGCATAATTTTTCCCTCCGTAAATATTATTCAACGAAAACGCCCTGTATTTTTCAACAGGGCGAAATCTCAACCCTGACTACACAAGGATAGTTGGGCGTGGTGTTTTAGGTGTTATCGCCTCGCCTTTTTTAATGCCCTGTAGGCTCTGTTTAACCCTGTGCGTGTACGATTGTTTCTTTGTATTTGCCGCCATCTAACGGGTCGAGATTTTCATCAACGATTGAGATTGTAGCCCTTGCTACATCTTGTGCGGCTCTGTTAGCCTTGCACACATCGTACCAAGCCATAATAGCTGAATCGGGTGTTGTGAAGCCCTCGGCTTCGATGAAAAAGTTCCCGTTTACCTGTCTGATAATTGCGTAATTCATGTTTTATCCTCCTTGTTTTTAGTTTATGCCATAAAGCCATGCGCTTGAGCCGCTTAAAGTGCCTTTAGTCCAAAGGTTGACCGTTGTATCTGACAACTTTTTAACTCTTGCGTATTCTAAATCATTTGACATGGGGATAGATGCAAACATTTCATCGTTTGTTCCAAGTAATGATGTAAGAATTATTGTTCCCCCTAATATTTGATTTGAGTATCTTAAATAAAGTGCAAGTTCCTTATAATTGCTTATGTTATCGTTTAAGGTATAAACGACTGTTCCATCTGTGTTTGTTGCATTTTTTAACAAGCTATATTGCCTTTTGCTACAACTTGCAATTTCCGCGCCTACGGTGTCAACACTATAATTTGTGTTTAGCGTGAACGTCGCATTAGCCGCGATATTCGTCAGCGCCTTGCAAAACTGACCGTTAAGGTAGAAGAACGTACCGTTTGCGATTGTTGCGCCTGTCGTGTTGGTCGAACCTGTGGCGTGGATTGTCGAAAGGTCGTTGCGCTCTGCCTTGTCGTTCGTGAGTTGCTTGTTGGTCTTGCTATAAGGCTGATATGTCGGGTCTGTGTCCTCGACTATGCGAATCATGGGGTAAACTGTACCCGAGCAAGCCACGTTTGCCTGATACCTACTTAATACAACGGCAACTTCATCGTAAGTATAAGGCAATGTGTCAAATATAGCGTCGTCTTGTGTTCCATAACCACCTCCAAAGTTGAATGTTTGCACTACTGTTCCGTTTGAGAACAGAACGAGAGAATCCCATTTCATGTTTTGTACTGAATATCCTCGAATACCCGACAGAATATATTTGCCTTTCGGTATCGTAAATCCTCTCATAGTTACCCAAGAATCACTAGACGGTGTACCGCTGACCGTAATAGAACCGTCGTTGTTTATGGTATATGTAACATCTCCTGTAGTAGTTGTTGAAAGATTGTTTTTCAAAAAGTTTTTTGACCCGACTTTTCCGTTTGCTCTGAAAGACATCGCTTCGCGGTTTGTCGGTGCGTAAGGAGCGAATGTGTCGTCAAGGATTCGCGCGTCACGGATCATCGGGTAAAATGTGATCGGAGTCGAAATTGATGTCCCACTTGCTACCCATACATAAACGCCGTAGCTTTTTGTATTGTCTGCGGTGATTTCTACACCGTTTTCGTCTACTGTATAAATAGTCGAATATACGCCATTGATATATTCTGTGATATTTATATACCACGCGCCCGAACCGCCCACAGGGCAGCCGTTTATTTTGTGTTTCCCTTGTGAAAGTGTGAGCCTTTTGACGTGGTGACAATTAAACTGTGTGTTTGCTCCCGCCGTTCCGCTTACAGTAACAGAACCGTCGCCGTTATCTGTAAACGTAATTCCACTGTCTGCTTTTGTTGTATCCTCATAAGGATATGCGTTTTCATTCTTCGCTCCGTACACGTTCTCGTTCGCCGCAAGGTTGTCTTTCAGCGCGTCCGAATAATCGTTAAGCCCCCCAAGCGCGGTCTCTACCGTGCTTTCGGTGTTGCCGTTGATGGTTAGAGGGGTAGCGAGAGTTGCATCCTGCTTCTCATCAGCGAGTTTCTTACCCATCCGAGCGGAAAGAGGTTTGTCGGACTCTGAAGAAGTAAGCACGTCCCTGATGTCGCCCTTATATACTATGCCAGCGAGGCTGCCTACAATACTGATGCTTTGTGTCGATGAAACCGTAAGCATAAACTGGTATGCGAACTTAATCGGGTTATCAACGAACGCGGGAATAGGCTCAGGACTGCTCGTTGTGCTCACGCAAAGAAGAACGTCTGTGCCATTATCGTCAAGGATGATTCCGATGGTATAGAGGTTCTGGTCAACAAGGAGCGTTGAGTTGTCTACAGTGACTTCCGTGCCGATTACAGTATTATCGTACTTACTTGCACTGATGTTGTTGTCGACAAGGAACGTTCCTGCGAACGTAGCTGCGGTCAAGGTCTCTTCCGATCCAACGTAGTTCGTTGATGAAAGCCATGCCTCCTTGAATACGGCCGTCCCCTGATTAGCAATGATATCGGCCATCAAGGCTCTGCCTTCATTCGTGAATATAGGATTGCTAAATACTGCCATAATTCCTCCTTATTTAATGACTCTGTAATGTGTTTGAGCGACATACCCGCCGAAGTACATGTCCCCTTCGATCAGTCGCTTTATTTCCACTCCTCTTAAGTGAGATCGAACGTTTTTGACACGCCTGATGATCGTATTAAAGCGACTTACGATGTCGGGTGTAACCTCGACGTCAGTGGCGATCTTGAAGAAATACGGATCGTCGCCATAATTGAACCACTCCGATACCTCGCCAGTCCCGAACACAGAAGCGACAAGCTCTTCTACAGCACTCGGTGTTCCCGCATGCTGGTACCAGATACGCGTTCCCTTGACCAGCTCGCGTTTCTTCTCAATAGGAAGAGTCTCGTCGTAATACTGTGTATCCATCTCGATAGCGAGAAGGTCGAGTATATCTTCAGGGAGCTCGTCGATCACTGCATACACGCTGATGTTCTTACAGTAGTCAACAAGCCTCTGGTTGGACTTCATAAGCGCATAAGAAAGCGCCTGGACCTCAGGGAGGTTTGCAAGCGCCTCAGGAAGAATCTGTGTGATCTGACTGTCTCTGAAATCAATCATTCTCGATACCTCCGTATGTTACGGTTACGGTGCCGAGCTGAGCGATCGTGTCGTTATTTACGACCGTATCAACGGGATCCGTAACCTCGACGCGCTTAACGCCTGCCTCCATGAGCTTCTGAACCAGAACTGAAGGGTTGATGTCACGGCCGATAACCTCGGTCTGCCACTCGTTATAAGCAGCTACGGCCGCAGTCACGTTGTCCTGGATCGTAGACACCGCTGCCGAGTCGCTCGAAGCGATGTAGTACGTCACATCAATGTCATACGACTCTGTTGAAGGAGCCTGAACAACGACATAATCCGTAAGAGGCCTGAGCTTTTTGTCGCTCAGCGCGTTCTGGACCTGAGTGATCATGGATGCCGACGGAAGCGAGCCGTCCTCCATAACGAAGTAAACGTCGACCTGGCCTTCAGTCGTTGAGTCTACGTAAACATCTCCGATCTGAGGAGATACGTTCTTCGTATGGTAGATATAAGCGTCCTCAGGACCCGCTGTAGCGTAGCTACCAGGGGACTTGAAGATGCGCTCCTTGAAATCCTCATCCGATTCTACGGGAGCGCCGCCGTATGTTTCTTCGATGTTTGTTACCGATGTAATGTAAGGGATCGTATTCACGAGCGTTGTGAACTCGCCCACCGCGAAACCGTTGCCCTCGTCGCCTGCCGTGGTACACGTCGCGCCGACTACCACGCTTGTCTGACCGATGGCGATCTCAGCATACTCGTCTGTAGCGAAGAACACATCGTTGCCGTTCGTAACACGCGTTCCTGCGGGGATCGCAACGACGGTTCCGAGCGCGCTGGCGATCGAAAACTCGAACTGTGCCTTAGCGGGGGTTTCCTGCTTTCTGAGCAGGCCGTCGATCGTTCCCAGATGATCGAGGTAGTTTCCATTCGAGTACGTAAGCAAGCTCATCTTGCCTGCGTGATCTGCGTACTGCATTGCCTGGTACGTCTGAACAGCACAAGCATACATGATGAGTCTGATCGGATCCGCAGCAGCGAGAGCAGTTCTCTTGCCCGTGAGCTCCTCGATCTTGTCGAGGTAGTCATTCATCATCTGAGTGAAAACCCCGTCGATCGTCTCGTTGTCGATAAAGCTGATATCAGGGATGTTTGCTAAGTTTAAGAAATTCATGTCTCCTCACCGTCCCCCTTTACGAAATAGATATGCGGTACGAGCTCTCCGTTGTCTGAATGTTCGAACGTTATGTTGTCGACTTCCGCTCTCGGCTCGTACCTTTCGACCTTCTCTATGATCTCAAGCGAGAGCATGTTCTCTGCAATAGGATCTGGGTACCCGACGATCCCATCGTAATTAATGCCGAGCTCCCTATCGAGGGGCTGGCTTCCAGCCCTGATAGAGAGCATCGTTTCAAGGCATCTTTTCACGTCAAGGAACTCATCAGGAGTGAAGCCTTCAGAGTCGCCGTCAATATACATCTGCATAAGCGCTTACCTCCTAAACGTATTCCCTCAGGGTTAGAGTTATGTTCGCGGCCACGAGTCGACCATCCTCGATGATCTCGCCCCATGTGTCGCTCATGTTCTCAATAACCCACTGATGTTTTCCGACCTTCTTGCCTCCGATAACGAATGTGAACGGTGTGCCCTTCTCGACGGCCTTCTCGATCCGCTCTATCGTCTTGCGAGGTTTGACACGATGCACCGAGGAGAGAAAGATCGGGAGCGTTACTTGCTGGAGGTCGGGCCCGATGAACTCGGACTTAGGTTTCTTCCCGATCACGTCGTGAGCTACCCACTTGCCCTTCACGTTCCGCTGCATGTCATGGAACGTCAGAACCTTCTTGCTGCTTACCTGAAACGTAATGAGCTCGCCCAGGTTGCCTATCTCTGCCATAGCGAACCTCCTTACTAATGGTTGATCGCGTTCTCAAGAGCCTCTATACGCTTGATAATGCTCTCAACGCTTGTCGTCGCGTAAGAGCACTGAAGCTCAATATCTCCTGCCGCCAGAGTGAACTTTCCGACCTCTGGGTCAAACGTAACGCTTGCCTTGTTCGCGTCATCTTCGTTGTTGAAGTCTTTGCGGTACCCCTTTTGAGCCTTAGGAGTAACGCTGCCGTAATAGGTTCCGAGAACGAAACCTTTAGAGCTGCCGTTATCAAGATGCAATGTAAGCACCTTGTCTCCGACAGCGTTCATGAGGTATTCATGGTTGAATGTAAGGACGTCAAGCTTCAGAGAAGCGTTGTTTTCGTCCTCATAGACTACCCTTACCTTCCCTTCGTCAGGAAATACCTGAGTCACTTTTCCGATCCTTATTCCCATGATCCCTCCGTTATGCCTTTATGATCTTCTGGACCTTGTGTAGCGTGAGCTGCATCTTGTATCCGCTGGATCCGACGTCGTGCTTGATCTTGTCGATGAAGTACTTGCCGTCGATGTTTCCGAGGCCTTTCACGTTTACGCACTGCGTCGCAACGAGGGTACATGGAAATACCGATATGGTCATCGTCTCAGCGCTCCTGTTCGCCTCGTTGACCTTCGCTTCTGCCTGAAGCTCCGCATCGTAACGGCTGGAAGCCTGAGTGTTCAGCGAATACATCCTGCCTTGTTTCCCGATCGTGACCTTGATGGTCGACTTGTCGGGGTCCGTATACGAGAGTTCTACGCCTGTGTATGTGCCGTCAACGGTAGTGTTGTACGACCAGCTCTCGATGTTCTTTCCAGCTTCGAGTGTCAGCACGGCCTTCTTCGCCTCGTATGCTGCCATATCGAAGATTACAATCTTGTGGTTATAGACCTTCATCGCGAGCCCATACTTCTCGCAAATCTCATACAGGAACGCGCTGTCTGTCTTTTTCTTCTGTTCGATCTCTGCGATCTGAACATCTGACGCCTCGTATACCAGGCTGACCTTCGCCCTCGAAGCTACCTGAGAAGCGATCTGTCTTACGGTCGTTTTCTCGTAGGTCTGTGTTCTGGGAAGCGCCTTGAAGTCGTCCATAGCGGGAACGCTCACACCCCCGAGGGAGCATGTTATCTGCGGTCCTGAGAACGAGATATCATCCAGAACGAACTTTCCGCAGTCGAGCGTATCTAACTTTTCCCACTCTTCAGGAACGATCTTCGCTCCGAGGCTTGCGCCCTTCTGAGGCATGTATGCGCCCATCCACTCCTTGCCGATGTCGTGCATCGTGAGCGAAACGGAGTCGCTTTGCCCGCTTGCTACGTCTGTATACGAGAAGCTTGAAAGCTGCCTCTCGATCTTGTTGCCGAGCTTTTCCTTCTTGCTCTGGCCGCTACTTAAGTAGCTCGATCTTGACTCTTCCGCAGAAGAAGCGCTAATAGGTATAACCAGGATCTCGCCCGCCCAGATCCAGTGTCCGTGATCGGAGTCGGGTTTGCCGTGAGCCCTGGCCGTCGCCTCAATAACGTCCTTGTTAGCGTCGTAGATCTCTGTGTAACGGGTTCCTTCGCCGAGATACTTCTTAGCGATCGCCCAGAGTGTATCTCCGCGTACTACGGTGTAGCTTATGCCGCCCTCGGTTATGTTCTCTGAAGCAGTAGATACAGTGCTGGCGACTTTAGCTTTCCCGTCCGTCCCGTCATATTTAATTTCAATTTTGACATGACGCGGTTTAGCAGCCATTTACGACCTCCAATCTGGCAATACACTCTCATCCTCTTCGGGGAGATCCTCGATCTTGAGAATCACGCCCTCAGGAAAAATGAAATAGCTGATATGCTCCTGATTGTTTGCCATAAGGAAAGAGGTATACGACTCTGATCCGTATACCTCTTTTGCTATTTTGTCCCAAACGTCACCAGAAACCGTTCTGTATGCCTGAGCCATAAATTTCTCCTTATCTGAACGCGAGACGTCCGTTGTTCTTCAGGTACCGCTCCATCATTGCTTCGAACTCATCCTGAGACATCTTGAGCGCCTCATCGAGATCCGATCTTGAAGGAGCCTCGCCATAGAACTGAAGTGTAGGATTGTATTCGATCTTTACGGCGCCTCCTGCGGATCCACCTGAAAGATCGTAGCGGTCTGTCAAGCTTCTCATACCGAGGAGCTGGCCTGTTTTTTCCCAGAGTGACATTGCACGATCGCTTCCGTTAAGAGGAATAACTGCTTCAGGGCCTTTCTCTCCGAGCCATGAAAGCTGCAACTTATTGATGAAGCCTCCGTTTGCATGGCCAGAAATACGTGAAGCCGACGAGAAATCTCTCGGATTGAGAGTGATCGTCTTTCCGTCTATAACAGTACTAAGCGTTCCGTCTCCGTTTGAACCGATGAGGCGAGGATTGAGAGTGATGTCGAGATCTGAGTTCACCGAGAACGGCTCACTAAAGATCTTGTCTATAGCTTCCTGTGCCTTGCTATAAGCAATTCCCGTTATCTTCTCATACCTTGAAGATATATATTCATTTAATGCGGGATTATCCGAGTCTGCCATCGCGTGAGCGATACTAGCGTTCACGCCTTCTCTGTCTCCCGTTATGCCGCTTAACAAGTCGTATGACTTGATCAATTCGGTGTACTGATCACGGAGTTCAGGAAGCGCGTTCCAGTCAATAGCGCTAAGCTCACTCATCGAACCAGCCAATCCTTCAAGGAAGGTTCCGATAGCACCCCTCGTTGTGTCGTCCATCCGTTCGTCAGACTCAAGCCAGTCCTCGAGCTGCTGGTAAATTAAAGCATTTACAAACTCACTGGATGAGTTTTCGAACCAGGTTCCCAGCGCTTCGTTCGAAAGAGCTTTGGATAGCTCTTCGAGGTAAGCATCTACCTCACTTCCGTATGTATCAAATATCGTGTTGAGCTGAAACTGTAGTGCCTGAAGGTTTGTCTTTGCTATGCCTTCACGCATCTTCTTTGCGTTTGCCTCGCTAGCCACGGTGTACTCTGCATCAGAGAGCCTCTTATCAGGATCCCCTGACTCATGCGCTGCGTTCAGGATCGCCTGTGTTCTTGCGTAGTTTTCTCTGTATGCTTCTGATGCCTTCAATGAAGCCTCGCCTAAGCGTTCCTGCAAATTAAGGAAAGCGTCAGGAGTGAGATCTTTTCCGCTGAACTCGGCTCCGAGCATTGCAAGAGCTACGTTATAATCATCAACAGCGAGAGCCATCTGGATATCGGCCATCTGCTGCTGGAGGTTTCGGATGACGTCGATCTCCTCGATCTCTAACAGTCCGTCATTGAACGCATCCGTAACAGCATCCCTGAGTTTAGTTCCGAGGCTTTCGAGCTCTGTGATGTTGCTTTCAAAGAATTTGTCAAGCTTCTGCGAAACAGTTTCCTTATCAGCGTTTCCTTCATCGAAGATAGTAGCAAGACTGATCGTAGCTCCGTGATACTCATTTATCACGTAATCCTGAACGTTTGTAATAAACGATTCTATCGCAGCGCTGTATGACTCCTGATCCTCAGGAGTCAGCTCCATACCGATAGAAACCTTCCAGTTAAGCTTGTTAAGCTCCTTAACCGCTTCAGCGATATTGCTTGAATACTGATCAAGATCGTCAAACGCATCGAGAGCTTCCTTAACCTTGCCGAGATTATCCGTCGACACAATATAATCTGCTACGTCAGAAATATCCTCCATCGAAAGAGCGATATCTCCGAAATGATCAGCCAGGCTCTGATCAATGAGATCCTGTTCTACCAGCTTATAATCTACAAACAACCCTACCAGCGTTGAAAGAGCTGATATAATACCGAGAATGATCCCTCCCACGGGACCGAGGCTTGCAATCTTCATAATCGTTATGATGAGATGTGAAACGGTTGAAAGGATTTTGTAAGTTGCTAATGCGGTTCCGATGCCAGCCAGAGTCGCGATGATTCCATTGCCATGTTTGATGATCCACTTACCAACATCTAAAATGGCGTCAAACACAGGGCCCGCGTACTGTTTGAACTTACGTCTGATTGTCGGGAACGCAGCAGCAATCTTATTGAAAAACTCAGGGATTTTCTTTGCTGCCGAATTGACGAAATCAGTTATCTTCTGCACAATTTCTCTCAGCTCATCGTTAAACTGGAAGTAAAGCTCGATGCCTGCGTCCTTAACCGCATCCTTCAGGATCGTAACGTCACCCTGAAGGTTATTCAATCTTACAGATGCCATCTGCCCGACAGCGCCCTCAGCGCCGTAGATCGAATCGGCTAACTGTGCAAACTGTTCATCCGAACTGTTTGCAAGAGCAAGGAGACCTGACATGCCTCGGAGTCCACCGAGCTCGGCTGCGTAAAACGCTTCCTCGGCAGCGGTCATGTCGCCGAGGCCAGCCTTGTACTCTTCTATCTGCTCATCAGTAAGACCGCCGAGCGTGGAAAGAGCCGCTGCCATTCCTTCAGAGTCGCCTCCCTCAGAGAAGCTTTCGCGAAGCTTCGTCATGATATCCATAAGGGAATAGGCTTTTCCTTCTTCATCCTCGAGCGAAAGCCCGAGCTTTTCCATTGCGTCCTTACTCTCTTTCGTAGGCTTAGCCATACGTGTAAGCATATTTCTGAGAGCGGTACCCGCTAAACTGCCCTTAATACCACTGGAAGCCATCAGACCAGTGGCAATAGCGAGATCCTTGAAGTCGTATCCCAGGGCACCCGCTACGGGAGCTGCATATTTAAACGTCTCGCCCATGAGCTCAACGTTTGTGTTCGAGTTCATTGCTGCTTGAGCAAGAACGTCGACAAACTCACTCGTAGAGTCTGCCGTCTTACCCATAGCAGTAAGAGTATCTACTACGATGGAAGAAACCGTTGCCATGTCCTCGCCTGAAGCAGCAGCAAGATTTACAACGCCTTCGATACCAGCAAGCATTTCCTCTGTTTTCCAGCCTGCCATACCCATGTATTCCATCGCTTCTCCGACTTCAGTAGCGGAGAAAACGGAAGTCTTTCCGACTTCCCTGGCCTTCTTGGAAAGCCTTGCAAGCTCTTCATCCGTAGCCTGGCTGATAGCCTGAACTACAGACATCTCGCTTTCGAAGTCAGAACCGACCTTCACAGACGCCGCTGTTACTGCACCAACGGCGACTGCTGCGATCTTGGCCGCGGTCGTGATAGCGTCAAAACACTTCTTGCCCGCGTTCATAACCTTGTCGAAGCCTCTATCCAGTTCGGTAAAGGTTCCGTCAATCTTTCCCATGAGTCCCTTGAAACTCTTGATCTTGGTGCCAGCAGACGTGAGCGCTAAGTCATAGGACTTGTCAACGACGCCCGCTATTCTTATTGCCAGCTTGTATTCTTTTCCGTTCTTCGGCAACTTCGCCCACCTCCTCAACAGTTTCAATTAAGTCTGGCAATGACATATCAAAGAAGCTTTCCATGCTAGTCTGAAGTGCCATTGCCAGCTTGATTATGATCTTACGTAAGTCCCTTACATCAGAAGGGCTTACTCCGCACCGAATAAAAAACCCATGACGCGATTCTTCACCTTCATAGACACGTATCCAGGGAGTCCTAAGAAGAACTCTACGGGAAGCTGTGCTGCTCTTGCGGCAAGGTTGCACGCATACTCGAGCGAGACCTCAGGCATAACCGAAAGGCCAGTGCCTCCGTTACGATCCATGTACTTGTTTACCGCGATCATGTCTCTTGCGGAAATATCTTCGAGACCAGAAAGGTCGATCTCGGTGTACTCCTTTCCCTCAAACTTGTAAGGCTTCTTGAGCTTGATGACATAGCCATCGTCCTCATCCTCAACGTCTGTTACGGGATCGGTAACAACCGCATCCTCTTTGATCTCGTCTTTTAACATATTCTTCTTCTCATCCATCAGCTAAATGACCTCACTTTCGCCAGAACGTCTACGCCATCAATGACGAAAACGCTGTTCAGCTTGTCGTATTCAAGCATTGTCTTTCCGTCGATCTCAACAAGGAGATAAAGGATCTCGAGAGTGACGGTTGCGTCCATCTGTTTACCCTGTTCAAGCTTGCCAGGGGTAAAGGACTTAAGGCGACCGCGCTCAACGACACGCATGGATGTGTAATCGAGAGCTCCTGTAGCCTTAACTGTCGACTGTTCCGAAGCACGGAACGTAAGGTCGACGGGCTCGTTCGGGTTCATGATCTTGAAAATGTCCTCATCAAGGATACGGAACGGAACGTCCTGAGAGATACTCGAGTAGTGGCCAGGAATACTGGTCTCGTAAGAGCCGAGGATGCCTGCGCCTCTAACTTCCTCAGTGATCGCCTCAAGAGTAGGAAGGGTTACAGAGTCTGTAACTCCGATCATCTTGTTTCCGTTGTTGTATGCGTTAAACGCATTGATGACTTCAGGAATGTTACCATTCATTCTTACTCACCTCCTAATGCTACCTCGATCATCGAGGGATCGAACTCGAGAACATTAAGGATGTCCTCGGCGGGTGTATACGGTGCAAGGTACTGACGGAACTTGATCTTGCCGTCGATAACCGCAGTGATCGGATTGTCATCCTTGCTGTATACCATCCTGAGGCCAGCACACTTGCCTTCAGAAACGAGTGCGTTTGCACGAACGTTCTCTGAATCAACGATGCTCTCGATCAGGCGGTAGTTTGCGGGATCGTCGACCTTCTCCATATAAGTCGTAATGAAGCTGTTGCCCCACCACGAGAAGAAGCGTCTGCAACAAATCCATCTGTCCTTAGGATCCGTAACAGCAGGATAAGCAGCAGTGTTGTTGCCCCACGACTTCAAGCCGTTAAGGTTGATCACTGTTGCAACGCCCGCGCCGTTAAGCTCGTTAGCCTGAGGCTTGTCAAGGCTAACCTCAGTTCCGTCGTAAAGAACAGCAGAACCGATCCTAAGAGGCTTGTTCGAAGGAGAAAGGTTAGGCACGTTATCGTTGTTGATGTCGGTATAAACCGTCATAGCAGCATAGATAGCGGAGTATGCCATCACCTTGCCTGCGAACTTAACTGCGGGCCATAAGCAGATCATGTGCTCGTCGTTATAACCGCTGCTTGCCTTAACGGTTGCAACGTCGTTATACTTAAGAGCGCCCGATCCAGTCTGGCCACAGTCGATGTCGACGATACACTCAGCTCTGAAGAGGCCGCTGATATCTTCACACTTGGATGCAAGCGCAAGGCCTACAGTGGGAAGATGAGACCAACCAGGAGCGAGGAGGAGACCAGGAACAAGGGTAAGTTCAGGATAAACCTTGTCGACAAGCTGGATGCCTGTGTAAACGCCTGTGCCTGCGTCGATGGTTCCGATCACATCTGTTGCCGTAACGCCAGCGGGCTTGAGCTTGTTACCAGTAACGGTAACTGAAGTAGTTGAAACAAGGAATGTAACAACTACCTTGCCGTCAGCATTGAAAGCAAGAGTGTAATCAGTGCCCTCAACGAGGTCGGTGCCGTTGTCCTTGAAAGCAAGCGACGACATGATGATGCCGATCTCGTTAAGAACGGACTGGCTATCTGCCACGGTAACTGCCGACTGTGTGATAGCCTCCTTGTGAGAAGCGTTCGTGGGATCAAGAACGTTACAAAGAACGACGGGCCCTACGCCGAACGCCTTGAAGAAAGCGTCCATCGCCTGACACAAGGTATATTTTGCATAGTCATCGGAATAACCGAGAAACGCCTGAGCCTCGTTGAAGTCGTGGCACAGGAAGAGCTTGTTTGTTGCATGAGCGGGATCAACCGCAAGGTTGATAGGCGCGGTTCCGAAGATCACGGGAACCCCGCTCTCGCTCTGCACAGGGGTAGGAATACTTGTAGGATTCTCTTCGATCCTAATACCATGCTGGTAAGGCATAATTATTTACCTCCTTTAAGTTTTTTGGTTACTTCGCGATAGATCGCGCTTAAAGCGCTCTGCTTCTCGCTCAACTCTTTTGCTGCTCCTACATACTGACTCTGAGGAACAAAGAGTCTTTTCATCATCGGGAGTTCCGATATGCACTCCTGCGCCTTCGCGGGCAGAATACCGTCTTTGAAAACGCTGCCGCTCTTAGCGACTCCGATGACAGTGGGGCCAACGTACACGACGTTTTCCTTCTTCTCCTGCTTAACAGGCTTAGGAGCCTCCTTAACAGGAGTAGCGGTTACTTCCTCAGTTGCCTCGGCCTTTACGCCCTCGGGCTTAGGATCTGCCGCTGTCTTGTTTTTTGCGCTCATGCGTATTTATCCTCCCTTCTTAAAGCTGGTATATTGAAGCTGATCTGGCACGCTCCGAAGTAGAACGGGAAATAGTTATCCTCCTGAGCCGCCCAGTGAAATTCTCCAGTAAAAGCAGCTTTATCGTTTAAGCTTGGATTCTCCGAAAATCTCTGATAGACCTTCTGGATAATGTTTAAGACATCGCGATGCCCCTGGGCCGCTTCGTTGTCGTCCCAGATACCCGCGATAATCACAACGTTTACAACGTTGTTTGAGTCTCCTGCGCCGCTATCATCGCCAGAACTTAATCTAACGATGATATATGGAACGGGATCCGCTTCTGAGTTAGCACTTGTTGTCGGGATGTGTTGCGAGAAAATCTGTAAAGGGATCCGTTCCTGACTCTCAGGATCGTTAGGATTGTAGTTCGGATTTTTGTAAAGCCAGTCATAAAAGAGCTTTTCCATCTCCGCAACCAGCATATCCTGTAGTTCGAGTGGAGTCATTTGAACCTCCTTATAAGAATCTGTCTATCTGAAGCTGGATGTTTCGGATCAGCATGTCCTGAATATCCGCTTCGATATCCTGCTTGAACACGTACTCCTCAGCTTTTGGTTTCGATGTACCGTACAGCGAGCGTATCTTCTCCTTGTTAGGATTGTCGGCCATGTGAGAGCCAGGGACACGCTCTGCTATAGCGCGGTGCTTGCCGCCGCCAGGAACGGGGTACTCAACAACGAAGGCTTTATACTTGTCCCTTCCAGCGTTAGGCCTTGCGGCCAACTTTAAAAGGCGTCCCGTCTTGAGCTGTTTGCCCTTGATCCAACGGGGAGCGCCTTTACTGCCAGGATAATATGTTCTGTCGTTGAGAGTGTAGTCGTACAGTTCCGAAGGTCTGTCCGTGACTCTGATAACAGCCGCGAGGTTTCCGACCTTCGCCTTAGAGATGGTTGTTACATCTCTGTAGGGCCTCATACCACTTTCGTTTCTGGCGTATCGCTTGCTTGCGCCTTTTGCCATACGCTTCTCTACTTCTTTCGCCGCGTCGTTGATTGCTTTACGCAATACAACTTTTGACTTGTCTTTGGCTTTGCCGAGAGCTGCTTCGATCTCATGCAAGCCTTCCATGTTTATCAGAAAATGGATCATGTGAACACCTGATTCCTTGATCTAACAGACGTCTTGTTGGCCTGTAATGAAAGCGAATACAGCCCGTCCTCGTCTACTGCATCAGACACGAGATACTGAACTCCGTCAAGAAAGAGTGTTCCGTTTACCTTAGGCAGCGGTCCGAACTCTGAAGCTTTGACGTAGATCAGAAGTTCATCGAGGAATACGCCATCAGCATAGAGCGATCTCTTATACTGGTAACGCTTCTCTCGGTCAATCATCTCATTGCTATCGAAAATGATCGCCATCTTCTTTTCCACACCGTTCATGCTGATGATATGTTCATCCGCAAACTCGTCAATGTTCATGAACACGACCTCATTATCAATAGCTATCTGATCCTTAAACGCTGACATGGCTTAGACCTTCTTTCTGCGACTTGTCTTAGGCACTTTGCCGATCAGGTTCTCGCCGTCCGACTCAGCGCCGACAACGTTGCAACCAGGGAGACCAGCTTCCGCTGCTGCGGGCTTAGCCTTAGGAGCAGGAGCTTCCTTCTCGGGTTCTACGTCGTCTACCCACTTAGCCGATCCAGCCTCCAACCAAGCGTTCAACATCGTTGTGTCGTTAGTGGGAAGCTTTTCTCCAACCTTATACAAGTGTGCCCTGAAGAGTATAGGGTAAGTAGCGACGAGGGTTTTGCCCTCGCCGCCATTGTTGGTATTTGCCATAAGGCCCCTCCTTAACCGATCTTTACAAGGATCGTTTCGTCTGCTGCTGCTGCGTCATACGCTGCGAAGCCAGCCGAAGGGTAGTATGTAGGTGTTCCGCCGCCGTCGTTACTGTCCTCGGTAACGCCTGTGCCGTCCCAGTATACTGCCGTACCCTGAGTGATGGCGTTTGAGGAGCTCTTCGGCATCTGGAATACACCAGTTACATGAACGCTGCCGACCGCACCGTTAGGAATGTCAGTACCGACAACTCCGATACGGCCTGCTGCACCGGCCGTAAGAACGACGATGGTGTTTGCGTCGATCTTTGAGCCGCTGCCGTTATTGTAATCGAGGGCTTCCCCTCTTTCCCAGTATTTAGCTGCTGCCATGATTGTTTACCTCCTTTTTGATTACGATAAAGGATCAGGAACCACTGTGCCAGGGTTCTTGATAGCGCCGCGGAAGTCCATAACGCTGATGCCCCAGTCGAGATAGATATCCCAAATGAAGCCGAGCTGACCAGGAGCTTCCATCCTGCGGATAGTAGGAATCTCCTGTCCGTTGAGATAGTCAACTTCAAGGAGAGCTGCATCATCAGGATTAGCGAAGAGGAACCAGGGCATTGTGTTGCCGAAGTCTCCGCAGAGAACGTTGAGGGTAGGATCCTCGATGATCTCCATATCGCGATAACGATACAGAGGGTTCTTTGCCTGAGTGTTTCCAGCGGTGTTGATTGTCTCGCTTCTGAGGAGTGCTTCGAAGTCGAAGCCCATACCAACGGGAGCAACAACAGCCTTAGGATCTACGATGATAGCTTCGCCGAACTGATCCTTCTGAGTCTGAAGAGCCATGAGCATTGCCTGGAAAGCTGCCTGAGTAACGCCTGTACCAGTGGTAAGAACGTTTCTGTGTGCGCTATTGAAGAGAGCAACGCCGTCATAGATCGTCGGATTGTTGTAAAGGATCTGGAATACCTGCTTGTTGATGGTCTTGCGAGCCGAAGCAGCGTATCTCGAAGGAAGCTTCGTTACAACGTCGATATCGTCGTTGATGAAGGCCTGACGGGACATCGTGAACTGACGTCCGTAGGTCTTAAGCTGCCTTGTAGGAAGCTTGTCATCAGCGAAGATGTCATGCTTGAGTTCGCCGCCCTCAGGAACCTCAAGGAACTCACCAACAGGACCAGCAAGGTACTTGCCGTTAGCAACCTTGAAATCGGAAAGGGTGCCCTTCTTTGTGAAGCGATCGAATGTAACCGCAACTTTTCTGTGGCCTTCCGCATACGCTTTGTTGATCGTCTGATCAAGGATAGCGGGGAAAGCCGCAGTAGGATTGAAGTACTGGCGCTGAGCCATAGAGAAGAGCTCATCAGGGCTCTTTCTGGAAAGGCCAGCCTCGCCAGATGTTTCAACGAAGATGTCACGAAGCGACATGTGAAGGAGATCTTTTGCTCCTTCTGCGGGATGCTCAACTGTGAGCCCGCTCTTAAGCAGGAGTGCATCAGATACCGCATTTCTGAACTTGTCAGCAGCGTCTCTAACGACGTCAACTGTGCCCTTCTGTCCGATAGGAGCACCGTTCTCCATGAGCTTTTCCATAACCGCTTTTCTTGCATCCTCAACGGATGCGCCGTTCTCTACGTACTGTCTTGCTTCGATGCCGAAGTGACCGCACATATCTTCGATCTCGCGGATACGGTTGCGTTCAGCCTCGCGAACTGCATTGATGTCTACGTTTTTCTCGTTGACGGGTACAGTCGCGGGTGTGGTCTCAGCCGACTTTGCAAGAGCATTGATCTTAGCAGTGATCTCGTCAAACTCAGCCTGTTCCTCGACAGTAAGCTCTCTGCCTGCGGCTTTCGCATTGTTCACGAGCTCCTGCTGTCTCTGAATCAACTTTTCTTTCATTTGCTATTTACCTCCTTGAGTAAATTTGTGTTTATCTGGAGCTGCTTTTCATTGTAGTAAAAGCCGCTTACTCCCTTACTTGTGTTCTCAGGGTCCTCCTGAGATCTTCCTACGCCAACCGTCGGATCCGCGGGGACACTGACGATGGAAACCTCAAACGGAATCCACTTCTTAGCAATGCTGCAAGGTCCCGTGAATCGCCCGTCAGAGGATGTCGCGTTTGCTTCGACGTCCTCCCAAACGGTCACTAAATATCCAACGGACACTCCCTTAAGAGTTCCGTTCTTAACCTTCTGATAGATCAGCTCGGACTCAGCATCCTCATCGAACTCGATCGTTGCAACGCCTCTCCCGTTCTCGATGCTTGCCGATAAGATCTTTCCGAGCACCTTGTCTCTGTCATGATTGAACAGAACCACGCCTATTGTGTTGAGACGTGTAAGGTCAACCGCGCCTTCCTCGTGAGAAAGAATCTCAATGCCCCACCAGCGCTCGTAAGGCTCTTCGGAACTGAAAGACAATTCAAATCTTCTCCCGTTCCCTTCGCCCTCTAATGCTCTGATGGCGCTAATGTTCAGAAAGCGTTCCAGGTTCCCTCTTTTCTCAGTTTCCCTGTTCTTCATCTGAGCCTTGTCCATTTGTTACCTCCTGCTGCTGTATGCCATAAAGAATGGGCGTCATATCAATGCCCTTGCTTTTGCCATACTCAATAATCTCGGCCATGTCGTTGATCTGATCGCGCCAGTCACGGCCATTCTCGGCTGCGATCTGCTTGTATGTCTTTTGTCCTGTCTGAAGAGCCGTCTTGTTTGCGTTCGACTCTTTCTGAGGATCTATCCACGGCTTAGGCTCCTGAGTCCATTCATGAGCCAGATAACGCTCAACGTCGGACCAGAAGTTCGGGATATTCACCGCTCCACAAAGGACTGCCGAGATAACGAATGTCTCGTATATTTCGTCAAGGACTTCGATAAGAAGAGCCTTCTCTTCCTCGTAGGTCATGTCGTCCTCGATCATGCCCTGACGAGCACTCGAGTACGTTGCCTCGGACATGTCGCGGCTTGTAGCCTCGTAGCTCAGTCCCTGGCCAGCTCCGATGAGTCTCTGCTGAACCTTCGTGAACGCCGTCGCGTCTGTCCCCTGTCCTGAAGGATTAACAACCTGAATTTCATCACCAGCGTTAAGCTCCTTGATCATTCCAGGGGAGATCATCTTTCCGTCGTAGCTCGTACGGGTAACATTCTGATCGTTGCCCCTTCCGAGTCCAGTCGTCGGGATCCCCTTCTTTATGAACACTGAAAGACATGCCTCAATACGCTCCTTCACAGAAACAGCCAGCATGAACTCGTTCACGTCTCTTACTCTTGTGATCGTAGGTGCCATGTCTGACATTTCTCTAACCTGAGAAGGCCGCCTGATCGAGAAGTAAAAGATCACGTCTTTCGCTTCCACGTAAACAGGATTTCCCAGATTAAAGCCCTGAGGATCGTACTGAGATATGTAATAGCCAACGGGAGCGTTAGTCTTGTCAAGCTCGATACCCCCGACGACCTTATTTGACGCCTTTCGAGGAACCATAACAGACGAATCCAGCTCGTCGACCTCGATCATCTGAAGCTTGAACGGAACGATCCCGCCCTTCGTATATCTCTTGACGAAAAGGATGCCTCCGTCGACCTTTTTGCGCTGCACTGCCATTCTGATGATCGTCATCAGACTCTGCCTGCCAGTTACATCGCAGTTCCGCGCCTTACACCAGCGCTTCCATACGTGCTCGAGCTCCTTGTTAAGCTCGGGATTCTCCGTCTTTGCCTGCATGGAAAAACCGCCGCTGACTACGTTGCGTCTGAACGGTCCGACCACAGCGTTAAGCACGTCGCTGTTACGCTCCAGATCACGGGCCCTCGCCCTGACCTCATCACGACTGAAGCAGTCCGTTTGCTCTGCGCTCTGGTTTATCGCTCTCCAGTTCTGGTTCGGCCTGTTGAAGCTTCCAGCGTCGTAGTTTCGGAGCTCCTCATACGCTCGCCTAAATGCTTCGCGCTTGTAGGCAGCCTGAGGAGAAAAGGCGGCTATGATACTATCAAGAAAACCCATCGTCTTACCTCCCGTCAAAGACTGCTACATAACAGTCATCAAAGAATCCTGTGCTATTGCCTGCTGCTATCTGAGCGGTCAGATCGTTCCTTATAGCGTACAACTGTTTCAGGTCCGCCCTTGTTAAGGATCTGGATCCGATCTTGTAGCTCTGGCCTCCGACTGCAATAGCGTAGATAGCGGCATTTACGCTATCCAACATCTCCTGATTACTTTTGGGAGTTGTTGAAGGTTTCGGCGTATTGTTGTTGTTTTCGTTATCAGCCATATCTGCCGCTGCCTCCTTGTAACCAATTCTCGTTTGCGTGTATCCACTGTTCTTCCTGCGTAGGCTTAGCCTCTTCGTTCCTGGCCTTTGCCTTCGCGTCGATTTCATTCTGAGCTTCGCTCTGAAGATGAAGCGTTCTCACGTGCCTGATGTCTGCCGCTGCCGTCGCATAAACCTCACAGTCAAGGTAGTGGTTCGCAGCGTGCGCAACTTTCGGTACCCACGTCTGCCTAACGACACCGTTTTTCTTAACTGTGACTCTGTGCTCGGCTGTAACCTGATTAGCGTACTCTTCGTCACAGCCACGGTAGACCATCCAACTACCTTTCCCGTTCGGCTTAGCCATACGGTTTGCGATCATGTCCTTGTACTTGTCGCCATCAACTAAAACGAGGGTCTGACCGTTCGCACGGCTACCCTCTTTGTTGATTGTAGATAGTTTGTAATGTGATAACTGAGAGTGAGACGCGCCCTTAACAGGGAGCGCCCAGTCCATGTTGTCTACGATGAAATCATATACGTCGTCCGTCTGATCACCTGAGTCGATGAGGCACAAGCAAACCAACATCGGTTCGCCATCCTCTTTTACATATTCGGTGTTCATGATCCCTTCGATTTCAGAGAACGACAGCGCCTGTCCGTGAGCGATGTTCTGAGAAGTAAGGAACTTTCCCCACGCTCTTATAGTCCAGTACAGGCATGTTTCCTGAACGTCGACGCCTCCCGTGATCATCTCAGCCCACGACGGGATCACCAGTTCAGGAACATCTGTTTGTCTTTCTAATACCAAATCGGAGCTTGTCTTAAGCTTCGTATCCTCCCACGGCTCAGCAAGCCAGGAGTTGACGAAGTTCTGAAGCTCCTCAGAATCGTCTTTTGATGTAAGGAACTCATACGCAATGTCGGCCCATCTGATGAAGGGTGAATACAGCGTATTGATCCAGAACGCAACCTTCCTCGCACGCTTCGTGCCATGTCTTACGTCACGCCACTCGCCGCGCTCAAGCATTACGTGTTTATCGTTATCAGTGATCAAGCTTCCGCAGCTCTGGCATACGTAAGTAGCGAGCTCAGCTCGATCCATGTAGCTCATGCTCTCGTCATCAGGGAACTTCAGGTTAGAGAACTTGAACTCTATGTAGTCTCCGCAATGAGGACACGGACAGAAGAAGTGTTTCTCTATATCCGCACCCTCCTTCGCTTTCCAGATATGGCCTGTCTTAAGCGTAGGAGTTGACGTCATGTAGATCTTCTTGTTGTGGAAGGTCTTTGTACGCTCTCTTGCAAGCTTGATCGGATCCGCTTCCTTCGTGCTTGCGCCAGGATATTTGTCGACCTCATCGAGCAGAAGGAACCGTATCGGCCTACTTGACAAGCTCGAAGGCGAGTTACTTCCCGCCAGGACGAGGTACATGCCCTCGAACTGAAGCTCCAAAAGAGATGAGTTCTCATCGAACTTCTTTCGGATGTCCTTCGTAGCCTTAAGCATAGGCTGGAGACGGTTTTCCGAGATGGACTTCGCCAGCTCGATCGTCGGATAAACAACCATCGTAGGCGCGGGATCCTGCATAACCGCGTATCCGATCATGTTCTGCATCGCCTCGGTACCTCCGACCTGAGTAGGCTTACAGAAGATGATCTCTTCAGTCTGATAGTTGTTGAACTCGTCCATGATCCCGACAAGGTAAGGAGTTATGTTGTTCCTCCACGATCCAGGCATGGCCGATGATTTACTATCCAGTACTCTATACTTCTCTGACCACTCTGAAACGGTCATTCTTTCAGGCGGCTTAAGAAGCTGCAAGGCGTCTTTGATGTACTGTTTAACCTTAAACTTACTTGAGGGGGCCATTCTTCCTCGGCCTTCCGATCTTTTTCGGTTTAGTAGGATCCTCTACCTTGTGTTCTTCCGTGATCGCCCTGGAAACGAAACCACTGAGCTGCTTGTTTACTTCTTCCTGAAGCTCATTTTCGATATGTCTCACTTCCACAGGATCTACGAATCCCGATAACCGCCCCGCTAATTTATCAGGTAACGCAAGAGCAAAGTTTTTAAATACCACGAAGAATCGGCTATAGTCAGCCTTCGCCTCTTCTACGGAAATGTAATTTCCCTGGGCGATCTCCGTCCTTAAGCGATGAAGCTCGCCCTGAGACTCTTTCAAGGCGATCTCGGCGTTCATCTTCTTTTCCTTAAGTTCAGCCTCTCTGTCGCTGCGTTCTCTGCCGTATGCCTTGTCAGACAAGTACTTTAGGTACTTCTGAACGGTCGGGATCAGTTCGAACCGAACCTCACCGTTACGTTCTTTGATCCTGTCTATGACTCCATCCGCGCACAACTGCTCGACACGGCGCCCTGTCACTCCGAAGAACTGAGCTATGACATCCTTGCCGACCAGCATGGCGTCGAAAGATTGTTTCTTTGCCACAGATAACACCCCTATTCTTCATCTCATGATTCCTCAACTTAAAAGAGCGAAGCCATCGCCTCGCTCTTACATATTTCCACGATACCAGTTTAGCACGAATAGATGTTCCATAGTGTTCCATCTTTCTGAAATCGGGTAGTTTTTTCGCCTCTGAGCCCGAAGTCCACGCAAATCGGCTTCAGGCCGCACTGGGAGCGGGGTTGACGGCCCCGCGCGTCCACGCTTTTTGTGAAGGCGCAGACGCAAATTCACGAAGCCTGAGAAGCGAACGCCCTTTATATTTTCGCCTTTTATCGGGGCAACTTTCGGGACCTCGCCGACC